GTGAGCCTTACCACCATTAACGGTAAGTACGTTAAAGTTCGAGTACGAATAGCTAACTGTAGCGTTTCCACCACCAGTATCACCACCGGAATAGGATACAGATGAGAGCTTATTCTTAGTTCCCAAATTGATTACACTACCAGCGGTATCTTTAATGATAATAGTACGATCTTGGAGGTTCGGATGTGATCCCGAAACACTAATCATGTCACCGGAAGCTGAAACAACTTCAAATTCGCAAGTAACCTCGATTGGGAAGGTTGCGTATCTGTGATACGGTCCAAATCGACCCAATTCCTGAATGTTTTCCTGACCGAAGTCGGTACTAACACTAACACTTTGAATTCTTCTGTTAGAGCTATTTCCTTGAGGATCGTCACCTTTATTCAAGTCAACCTCAGCAGGAATGGTAGATCCGCCAACAGCACCCAAAAGAATATCTGTACGACGAACAACACCTGAAACCGGCGAGTCTGTGCCGTCGATATTCGTTGAAGGATTGCCTGACCAGCTCTGGGTTGGATTCTGTACTACTGTTGAAGTGTTCCAGAATCTATCGTTACCAACAAGAGTAACAGATTCCGTGGCACTACCATCAATACTATAGCTATAGCTAACAGAACTAACATACATACCGGAATTCATACAAACGGTTTGTGGTACACCAGTAGCGTGGTCTTGACCATCGTCAAATATGGCCAGATAACAGTCTGATCGCTGCTTTGAAGCGCTTACAATACTGGTTTTACACTCACCGGCTGTCGCTAGGTCATAAATAAGTTTATAACCGTCGATAACCTTTTCGAGTGTCATTTCGATATCTGCAACTTCTTCGATATTTTCATAAATTTCGATCTGACCCATTTCAAAAACTTGATCCAGCGTGAAAGTTGAACTCATACCGACGCTTTGAAGGCCGTGCACAATATGATTAGCGCTGACGTTGCCAGCACCCTGAGGCGTAATAGCCACCGATTGCACAGCGTAAAATATACGTTGATTAACTGCCATTATTATTCTCCTATTATTTTTTCTAGCCCTCTGGTAAAGGCATAGTTATATACACAAAAAATGATTAAATAGCTTTAACTTGGGTTGAGCACCGCGTTGTGCCTATATATAGCTCTGGAGACAGTTGAGATATCTCATTTCCACGAGATTCGTTAATCCAACACCTTCTATAGAAGAAATCATCAACCATATTAGGATACAGTCCGCTTGGAATAGCGTTCTCGTTTAACTCATTGCGATAGTTAAAGGGAAGCACTCCAGAAATTGCCACCGCGGTGGGATCAAACAGATGAATACTTCTATCGTTTTGATATAGAATGGCATCCATGAGGTTTGTACATTCCCAGTGGTTTTCGCTAATTACATAAAACAATATGTCTGTATTTGTCCACTGTCCTCCACCAAGCTGGTAGGGTTGTAGAGATTTTGCAGGAACGACTTCAACAGCAATCGCTGGTAGCTGAACCCTCGTTTGGCCCAACTGAACCCAGTTTCCAGAATTACTCACCTGAAAACCTTCTTCGCTTCTGAATGATCCCTGCTGAATCTGACGGAACCACGGAACGCCCTGAGCGGGAACAACCTGTACCCACTTGTGACTATATTCTAACTGCACTGCGCTTGTCGTGGTAAGGGCCGTGTCAAAAACAACCCTTCCGTTTGGATAGTCTATATAAAACGGCTTTGTGACATTTCCGGTTGCGTAAAATGTGTCATCTACAAAAACACCGGATATTGTAATGGGTTGCTCGTCAGTAGCACTAATCCCACTTTCCCATACCCAGTTTTGTCTGTATCCTTCCCACACTTGACCGTCTGTATAGTTAGGATCTTGAGCGGTTCTTAGCTTGTGTCTATCGCCACCATATATTCCAGATTCTGGTATGTTGATATTGTAGAACTGTCCCCTGTCTAACAAACCCCAGTCATACATGGCTACAAAATTGTCCAGCAAAGTGTTAGACAGTGTTGAGTCCTGTACATTTCTTAGGTTTGCTAATTTAGTGTGGGGTCCACCTACCATTACGCAAATACTCCTGTTATAGCGTTTTTAATTTGTGCTTCAGAACGCTTAATCGATCTGGTTATGAAGTTGTCGTTTAGGTTTCCGGAAAATGCGCTATTAACCTTATAGGGCCCAAAGGGAGCATCTTTGAGTCCAACCATATGCGCTCCACCACTACGTCCTAGTCCAGCTCCATATTCAATTCCATAATGAGCAACAATGATTGAGTCGCCAGCAGTCAAAAGCCATTCCAGCCAAGGAATTCTTGCCTCTATCTCTAACGCTTGCTGGGCTACGGGCAAAGATAATAAATTGCTATAAGTTGAGGGTTGAATAGTAATCTGTACACCACCACTAATTCCGCTCTGGCTCCCCTTTACAGAATTTATTTTTACCTCTATACTCTCTACAACAGCATTAACTATCTGTGGTCCCGGATCACCAGTTAATCCGAAATCAAACCGCAGCACTCCAGACCTAAGAGAATTAATCTCGGGACTATTAAATAGTGCGCTAGAAATGATTGGTTGCAGTTTAAGCCTTAAGGCTCCAGCCCTCTTTTTGAATCTTTTGTCTATATCTTTAGCTAGGGCCTTATTTATCTTAGCGACAATAACCCTGTCGGACTCTAGCACCTTTATACTTATATTATTAGCCATCTATCCTGTTCCAAAAGGTTACTATGTACTTGGTTTCGTTTTGTTTAAATCCCTGTGGAAAGGACGGTCCGCTTTTTTCGTACTTAGCCTTGTCGTACTTCTCTATGCCGTCATAATTTGGAATCATATATTTACACTGATCTATTTTGGGAAGATCTTCCATATAGGCTATGGTTTGAATCGAGCCATCTGGAATATCAATAGCGGCTCCGATTTTAACCCAAGCCCTTCTATCCCAATAAATTCTTAGTGTAATGTCTTCGGTGACCTCTATGGCCTTATACCCCTTGCCATCACAATATGGGCACGGCATCCCTCTCTCGAACGGATATGGTCCTCCGGTCTTGTAAAAACTGACAGACTTGTTGCGAGTACCCATTGTATTCATATAACAATTAGGGCACTGCTCCCTCTTCTCGGGATATACCAAAGTAGCGGTTCTGGTGAAAAGCAAAACCGCCTCATTGTATGTGTTGAAAACACTACTTGGAATATTAATCGCCACTGTATATACTCCTATGGATTAAGTCATTATATACTCGTTGCAACGCCCGATGGGGTATTGGGCTCGTAAGCCTGAATAAGACTATATCTACCGTCCAGATTGCCATTAATATTTGCAATAGACATATCTATTTGGGTGGGTAGAAGAGGAGGAAACGGACTAACCGTATGGTTGGCATTTACTTTGTTTGCGGCGGTTAGGCCTCTAGCTCCAGCAATGGAGACAACGCCCTCGCCACCTTGGGGTTGATCATTTCCGGTTATTATTTTTTGTGATACGGCCATTTTTTATTCTCCTAATCGAAAGCGTTATCGGGGTTGTTGATACTGGTTTGCACCTAGGCCCATACTGCCGGGACTATAGGGGCCAAGAACCGCTTGACCAACCAGAGTATTGTTATATTGATATGTTTTTAACAAGTCATCGTATTTTGAACAAAAGTCTTGATACATCAGGTTTAGATTCTGGGTTACTCCCCGCAGATCAATTGAGGATGGTCCATCCTTAATCGAGATAGCATTTGCAGCTTCTGTCTTAACCTCACTGCCTAAAAGTATACAGGCCGACTTGTACACCGTGAGTGTAGCAAAGTCCGTATCGTTATCAGAAATTGGATCTGGTGAAATAGAAACCGACGCAACATCCACCGTATAAGTAGTGCTAAAATCTGCATCGTTAACAACATTATAAGCACCAAAAACCAAAATCTGCTTCAGTCTTTCGTCTGTAAATTTTGCATTATCTAGGTCGCCAATCAGCGATCTAAGCATTAAAACTAAATCTATTTTCCAAGGCATGGTTCACCTGCTTTATAAATTCTCATGTACTTTAAAAGTTCCAACGCTCGTATTCCAATTCCCGGCAGGAGTCGCTACGTAGGCTTGTAGGTTCCATGTTCCGGAAACGTCTAAATCGCCGTCTACCGAAACGTATTGAATATCACCATCGGCTCCGGCTACAGTAAAAACGGCCGTTTTGTCGAAGGTGGTTCCATCGGGCCTTTTGAATGTAAATGTTTTTGTTGTTGCTGAACTTATGTCTGCAACGGTAGTTCCGCCTGTAGACGTAGTGTCATACACGGTTACACGAAAAATAGTACCTATATCATTAACATGTACTTGTTCTACAAATGCCATAGAGCACCTCCTTAGTAACTATACACAGTTGACGGCTATAAATAAGATATTTCTGATTATTGTTGTGCCTTAATCAATAAATAATAAAAACGCTGGATTGCTAACAGCCGCCACGCTAGCGTCAGGACACTCAAAATAAGCCTGTGAAATATGGCCCTCGAAGTAACCGCCGTCAGTTCCCCCGCGAGTGAGTTTCAGTCGCAGGTTATCGTAATTACTAATCGCATTCGCTTCTGCTGTAGTCAGGGTGAATGAGTGATCCACATAACTGGTCGTTGGTGTAATGGTTTCTGTAGCTCGCTGCGTGCTGGTTTCCAGCAGCTCCACTGTCAGAGTCTCCATCCCCGCTGAACCCTCAACACCTTTAGCCCTGTACCGGACTATGTGATCTGCTGCGCTGGATGGATCGGTCACATTACCCAAACCAACGGTCATGCTAGATGTCTCCCAGCCATCATCCGTTGAGTAAACATAATCCGAGTCACTTGTACTGGCATTGTCTATTGAGGCGTATAGGTTATCCTGATCAAGAGATTCGTTGACCCAATTTCCATCAGAAACATCACTATCTGGTCTTGCGTATTGTGTCATTATATGTTTTGTCCTACTACGAACCCATCATATGTATCTGTTCCTGTAACAAGGAACCCAAATACATCTGCTTTACCTGCCGTGGTAGTTAAAGTGGGAGCAGAGCCTCCAGCCCATTTAATTGTACTAAACCAAGTCGAAACCAGCCTACTTCCAGTTCCATCTTGTAGTATTCTAATTATAAATCTCTGACCTGCTGTTTCATTTGATATGGCAAATGTCCTATTGCCACCCAGAGTAACTGTATGCATGTTTGGTTCATTCAAATTAAAGGTAACCGTAGTCCCGTCTGTATCGGCTTTAAGACCGGGTTTAGTAGCTTGAGAAAAGGTAACAGCACCAGTAGAAGCGATAGAAATGGCATTGGTGTCAGAAGCAGAGCCAATATTTCCCCCGTCGGCAACAACCACGCTTGTTAGAGTTCCTAGTGATGTAATATTGCCCTGTGCAGCGTCTACGGCTATAACAGAACTAGTGGCGGTCAAACCAGCACCGGCAAACAACGTTGCCAAATCGTGAACTGCTTCTTTAGCAGCGGTGCCTGTGGCCCCTCCGTCTAGGAATATTATATAGTCACCATTGGCAATTGCCGCTTCGCTGGCTTCGCTGAGGTCTACATCTACCTGATCTGCTTGAACATCAATAAGTGTTCCGGCTCCAACGGCAAATGATCTATTGGCGGCTATTGTTCCGCCTCCTGTTAGGCCGTCACCGGCAGTAAGACTAACCGTAGCGGGGGCTCCTGCAACGGTTTGTGTGGTTCCGTCGCTAAAGACAACACCGGAAGCGCCGAGTTTAACTCCGGTAGCCTGAATAACACCACTTGGACCACCACCCGTTACGTCTATTCCGTACTCAGGCGTTGCTGTGTTTACACCAACAACATTGAAATTTGGAATTCCCCCAGTGAGAACTCCAGACGAATAAGCGGCCACACCAGAGGTGTAAGCATCTATACTGCCACCACTCTCGGCCTCCCAGTTCGGCACGTTGCCATTCATCTTGAGAATGTAGTCGTCTGTGCCTTTAGCAAGTCTAGCAAAGGTGGTTCCGTTGTGATAGAGGATGTCACCCTCTACGTCTGAGCCGAAGGTGATGTTAGCCGTATTTCCAGAAGCGTATGCTATAAGACCATCGTTTACTATGGTATTGCCGGAGGCGTAAGCGGCTGCACCGGAAGCATAGACTAAATCAGTCTCGTTGTCTATCGCTTGACCAGAGGCGTAAGTAGCAAGACCCTCGTTTTCAATGGCCTGACCAGACGCATACGTGGCTACACCAGACACATATGCTATATCAGTTTCATTGTCAATAGCCTGCCCAGAAGCATAAGCAACCCTACTTGTGTTGGTTGCAATATTAGTCGTATTAGTAGAAATGTTTGAAGTATTAGTTGCGACGGCTGTTTCATTTTCAATCGCCTGACCGGACGCATAGGTAGCAAGACCCTCGTTTTCTATTGCTTGGCCAGAAGCATAAACGGCGGACCCAGAGGCGTAAACCAGATCGGTTTCGTTTTCAATGGCTTGACCAGAGGCATATGCCACTCTAGCGGTGTTTGTAGCAATGTTGGTGGTATTGGTAGAAATATTTGAAGTGTTGGTCGCAATAGCCGTTTCATTTTCAATTGCTTGTCCCGAAGCGTAGGTGACAAGACCTTCGTTTTCAATAGCTTGACCAGAAGCGTAGTTAACCCTTGCGGTATTTGTGGAAATGTTTGAAGTGTTTGTAGATATATTCGAGATATTGGTAGCAATCGCTGTTTCATTTTCGATTGCCTGTCCAGAAGCATAGGCGGCTGATCCAGAAGCATAAACTAAATCGCCCTCGTTTTCAATCGCTTGGCCAGAGGCGTAATTGGCGATTCCAGAGGCGTAATCAAAGTCTGACTGGCTGATACCACCGCCGCCAGCCGAAGCTTCCCAGTTGGGGACGTTCCCGTCCATTGTCAACACATGGTTATCTGTGCCCTTAGCAAGTCTTGTAAAGCTTGTGCCGTTATGGTAGAGAATGTCGCCTTCGACATCTGAGCCAAAAGCAATATTCGCTGTATTTCCAGAAGCGTATGCTATAAGACCATCGTTCACTATGGTGTTGCCGGAAGCGTAGGTAGCAATACCAGAAGTATAGGCTATGTCAATTTCATTCTGTATAGCCTGTCCAGAAGCATAATTAACCCTTCCGGTGTTTGTGGAAATATTTGACGTGTTTGTCGAGACATTGGACGTGTTGGTGGCTATGGCTGTTTCATTCTCAATCGCTTGGCCAGAGGCGTATGTAACCCTAGCAGTGTTCGTAGAGATGTTACCAGTGTTAGTCGAGACGTTCGACGTATTGGTGGCTATCGCCGTTTCATTCTCTATTGCCTGACCAGAAGCGTAAGTAACAAGCCCTTCGTTTTCAATCGCCTGACCGGATGCATAAGCGGCTGACCCAGAAGCGTAAATCAAATCGGTCTCGTTTTCAATCGCCTGACCAGAGGCGTAAGTAACCAAACCTTCGTTTTCTATAGCCTGACCAGACGAGTAGACGGCCACGCCAGACACATAGGTATCGTCATAGCCGCTACCGCCAACAGCAGACCCGTTAAATTTAAGCGTTCCAGCATCATTGTAAAGCCTATCGGTCGTGACAGCGGGGACGAGAGGGGTTAGCAGCACACCACCGCTTGCAGAAATGGTTCCGCTTGTGGCAATACTTCCATCGGAAGAAACCAGAGCAATAGGTAAGCCTTCGGGACTCAGCCATTCTTGTAGGTTGGCGTATTGACCAACGGCTCCCCAAATACCCATCCCCACATGATGACTACGTGCAGCCCGAACCTCAAGGGTGGGGGTTCCTGAGAAACTCTTATATGTCAAGTAACTTATCACATCCCCAATGGCCACTTTTTTGAGAGCCATGTCGCCAACAATGGTATTTCCAATATGGAGTCTATCGTTCTGCGTAGTTATTGCTCCCGCTGACTCGCCGCTACCAAGTATTTCTATATTCCGACTGCCGATACAATACCTTCCAGCAGAGCTTCCGATAAAAGTATTATATGTTCCAGAAGAGTATGCTCCGGCACTATCGCCAATATATGTGCTTCTTTCTCCACTGGAATAAATTCCTGCCAAGTTTCCCATCATTTGAGAATTGTTTGTATTTAATGTGTTAAACCCAGTATAATTTCCTGCAAGTACTGAATTGTTTGAACCACTAGCATTCAATCCCGCTGCGTATCCAAGCATAACAGAATAGTTAGATTCCGTAATTCCGGTATCGCCAACATATCGACCCACTATAGTTCTTCCACCGTCCTCATTGATATTGATTAGATCGCTGTTCACCGTGACGCTGCCAACAGTAAAGGTCGTGTTGCCACTATCGAAGGCGAAATCAGCATCAGACGTCATGTCTCCTTGTATGTTGTAGAAGGAGACTTTGCCAGCAACTCCCGTAGGAACCCCAACGCTAGTTGTTCCCCAATACAGGGTTCCACCAGCGTTATATAGCGCATTGCTAGTATTTGTGGGAATAGAGCTTTCTAAGATTATCCCCTGACCGCTAGCCTGAACACCATTGGCAACCAAAATTCCAGAACTAGCCATATGGGCCAAGTTAGTCCCAGCCGAATCTTGCCACTCAGTCAAATTGGCGGTTTGTGAGACTGCCCCCCTCACGACAAGGCCGGTATCAACAGAAGAGGCTACTCCAACATATAGCGTGTCGGAAAGCGTCACATCGGCAGCTCCAATGGCAAGCCTCTTGGATTGCATATCTCCCTTGATAAGTGTCCGATTACTAGAAGGGGAACCATTACCTATATAAAGATAATCATCATCACTATTGCTTTGACCAGCACTTTGACCAATATAAATACTATCATCAGCAGAAGAGCTTTTACCAGCCTGATACCCTATACCAATAGACTTGCTTGCAGACGTAGCGGAAGACCCCGCCATATTACCTACCCACACAGAGCTTTCCCCGGCCGCGCTCTTACCGGCTTGATACCCTACTGAAACAACATAATCGCTAGCCATTGCGTTACCGGCTTGGTATCCAACGGCCACAGAATAGCCCCCAATGCCAGAACCTGCCGCAGACCCAACAGCAACAAACCCAAACTCATAGGAAGCAATACCGGCCTGATGTCCAATAGCTGTAGAATTTGACCTCATGCGACTTCCGGCCTTATGGCCAACGGAAACACAATAAGAAGCGCTTGAGGAAAAATCTGGCTCAGAAGGGCCCGCAAGCGTACCCACGCCAATGTTTTCTATACCACCATTCCCAGCCACAAAAGCGTTCGTACCAATAACAACGTTGTCTGTGCCAGTTGTGCCGCTGGCAGCCCCATAGCCAATAAGGGTATTGTTAGAGTTAGACGGTCCGGTAGAGTCTCCCAATAACAGACTTTTGTTTGTATTATTAAATGACAACACATGGGTAGACGTAAAGGCCCCACTTGACACAACATCTGTAAGTTCTGGCAGTTTTGCGTCCTTGACGATGGTGCCATTAGAGAATAACACACCAGACGAACCAATAACAACCTGAGACTCACCGTCTCTGTAAACGCTTTTATCGGCAGGATAGGTGATGAAGACGACCCCGCTACCACCTAGATTAATAGCGCTTCCACTGTTAGAGCTGGCCAAAACATAGCTACGAACCATGTTGTCTGACCCATAGGTGCCAATGCCCACTTCCCACTTATCGTTTTCTTCGATAGCGTAGTAGGTTGTATCACCACCGGTCAGCACAGAACCAAAGGTGGCAAATCCTGCCGGAGTTCCAGTAAAGGAAATGTCACCAGTCCCCGAGGTTGTGGTGGTTTGTTTTATTCTGTCTGCTACTTTAAGTGCCATAATGACTCCTGCCAGATATTAAAGACTATAAAGCTCCTATTCTTGTGGATTACTGATATCTGGAGCCAGAGGCTGTGTAAGGTTTTCTTTTTGTAGTTTTACTTCGTATGCTACCGTATTATTCATAAGAAAGTCTCTTGTCATACGGTTAGAGAACTCACTAGCCGTTTCTGGATTAGAGACATATTCTGGATTAGATTCTGAGTCAACAGGCTGATCTGGACTGAAGTTTGGATTCTGAATATTGAGTTGATACCCATAATTAGTGCACATTGCGGTAATAACTCTGTCTACATCTGCATCTGCGATTGTAACACAAAACTGAGCCATTTCTTATCTCCTTGTGGTAAATTCTGCCATCTTGTTTATTTTAAGGCTGTGTTCTTGTATTTTATTTATTTCCAAAGTGAAATTAGACAGCTTGTTAATATCAAGAGGAAAAGTAAGGGTAGAACTATTAAAGTATATTATTGGGAGGGAACCGACGAAAACGGCCTCAGAATCTTGGGTTTCACTAAAAGAAATTTCAGAAAAGGCTGCCGTGCCAAACATGTTCGCCTCCACTCAATAATACACAAAAATGTAGATATAATAAAAAAGGCTACCCCGAAAACAGGGTAGCCCGAGGGTTGGTAAGCGGTGAACGCTATTAGAAGGAGCCAGCGAGAACTCTTCTGTTGTCAAGAACACCAAACCCAATTTCTGCCCAGCCGTAGTAACCCTGTCGTTGGTGTCTATGAAGACCCTCGTCCTCATAAATCTCAACTTCTTTCTTGACAGGCATTACGAAGCTATCGTTTGGACCTTGGTCCAGACCAATCACAAGCTCAACGTCTCCAGAGGCTAAAGAACCTCCTAGATCGCTAGTGAAGTAAGTCTGATACTCTTGGTTATCTCCAAACTCGAAGATGTCGTGAAGGTTGACACCGAAGACTCTCGTGATCGCCGGACCCTCATCCGATGCAACATAGATTTCTCTACGAGAAACTTCGTCAAGTTGGTCAACACCCCAGTTGCGAATATCTTCAATCGCTTCAGGAGAGCAGTAAAGGTCGCTAAGACGACCCGGAGCAGTAACGGAGTTTCCGCCACCATTTCGACGCATGACAGTTTTCATCAAACTAATCAAACGCTTAGTAAACTGGCCAGCAGCAGCATCGGCATCATATACCAAAATATTACGGTCAACCGCAGCAGCCAAAAGTGTGTGCCATCCATCATCGTTGATCTTCTTAACGAAGGACGATTCAAGCACTTGCATAGCACGAGCAACAACGTTCCAGTTAGCTTCACGGGCATATTTAAGCAAGAAATCAATCGAGCTCGAAATACCGTAAGTGTTAACCATTACGTAGTCACCTTCTACGTGTCGCTCAGGAATTCGGCCATTGCCGGGATTCGTATAAGCGATATGCTCTGTCTCAGTTCCGGGTGCAAGAAGATCCAAAGGAAATTCTGGCGTGGCGCCCGGCTCTAGAGGCATAGCCTCGAAAATTGAGGTAACAACATCGCCAAACAAAACACCCTTACGAATTGGTGCTTCTAAAGCTTTAGCGATTTCTCTTTGGGCCGTTATTGCGACCATTTTATCAGAACTACCCGAGCGCTTGAGCAACTCAATAAATTCGGGTGTCGGACGAGTTTTAATAGACATATTAACTTCTCCTTTTTCTATTGGGTTATTTAGGATGCGATTGGGGTATTAGTACTAGGAAGGTCGATAAACACTTTAGCGTAGCCGTCTTCATCCACATCGGACAAAAATCGTCCAACGACATTCCCACCACTGTGAGCATCGCTATCGTTCAGACCCGGCGCAACTGAGGTGATAGCACCACTGTTCGACACATAGGCTATGTCTCCCGCATTTGGATCAACTCCCACTAAGCTACTGGTTACGACCCAGCCTTTAGTGAGAAGGGTAACTTTGCCACCCTTTTGAACTTCGTCCTTGTGTTGGTTTAAGTGCTGACGGGTAAGGTCAATACTAACCATGTCGTTAACCAACAAACCCATCGGCGTGATGCCGGAGGCGACAGCCTTATAAGTTACAAGGGCTGCACCATTGTCCATTGACGCACCCGAACCGCCTGCACTAAGTGAGGCAATGCCCCCTCTGGTGGCAGCTTCGTTCATAAAGAACGAAATGTCAGTTTGAAGAGTACTTCTATCTGTTTTAAGAGCCATTATGATTCTCCTTTATTCTTTCTAAAATAGGGTTATTTATCTTCTTTTGGAACGGACTGTAAAATAGAACCAAGCCATTCGCTAGCGACTGAACGAAGAGATTCCGCTGGATCTTCTTCACCAATAGCTTCTGCGATAGCAACGTCTGTCGATTCTTCAGCTTCTTCCAAAACCTCAGCACCAGCTTCAGCGCTGTCGGTTTCTTCGTCAAGAGATTCAGAAGATTTGCTTTTAGCTTCTTTTTCTTCTTCGTCTTTATCTTTATCCTTCTTCATCCAAGGAGGCATTTCGGCCTTCCTTTTCATTACAGCCACAATTTTGTCAAAGGTTTCTTCGTCTACAGACTCGAACTCCCCAACAGTCGCGGCGGCTTCTTCAGAATCAAGTCCGATTTCTTCCAGTTTAGCCTGTCGCTTCATAACCGCTTCTTTTTTCTTCATAACGGCCACTTCTTCCATCATCTCTTCGTTTTCCTTTGTCAGAGCTTCAACCTTTTCGCTATGAGTAGCGATTTCGGCTTCTTTTTCTTCCAAAGTACTAGCAAGAGTTTCGTTTGCTTCAGTCCCTTTAGTGATTTTGGCTTCAAGAGCCTCAACCTTAGACTGAAATTCTGCTTGTTTTTCGGCTACAACCTTGTCTCGAAGTAATTCGTTTTCGGTTTTCGCTTCTGCAAGCTCTTTTTGCAGGTCTAATACCTGCTTTTCATTAGTATCACTCATTGTATTCTCCCTTATAGAGGATATAGTTAAAATTTCTGCTTTCGATTCGTCAAAAAAATCGTTTCCTTCCAAAATTACACTACGAGGATTAGCAGGTTTGGAAACCAAGCCTTTACCAGAGAACGATAAGTTTCGTAATAGTCTGCCAACTCTATAGTTTTGATATTCTCCACTTCCGCCATAAGATCTTAAGTGTTTTGTTAAAAACGCCGAAGCCTCATCACGTGGAACTACTTTAGTAGATCCATCCGAAGCTGTTAGAGCATAGTCAAAGTCCGGAAAAAGGCATTCCATAGAAACAAACCATTTTCCATCCTCGATCTCAGAAACAATTTTTTGCATTCGGCTTCTTTGATCAATGTCGCTCCACTCAGTATATATAACAGAAGTGGTAAGTATATTAAATCTGTCTGGCACCTCGTCCGTCTCAACATCGATTTCTTCTCCGTTATAATCGACCACTTTATTGCCAGTTATGTGGCCGATGATGTCTTTTTCGTCATGCATGAAATTAAAAGGTTTATCTTCCGGTGTGCTTTTTGCTGCCCACAACTCTTTAGGGTCAAACACATCGTCATTCTTGTTCCATCCGGTACTAACCAGTATGGACTTGAGATAATATAAGTCTATTTGTTCTTCATTCTGAGCGACGGAAAGTTCATTAGAATTTTCTGCAATAACCTCCATTAGGTTATCGAGTTCTTCTGCTGACGTTTCTGGTTTATATGTTTCAGCGACAGCGCAACATGCAATGCTTGTATCACTTAAAAGTATTTCAGATAATCCGTCTTTTATCTCAGATTCATATATTTTCATTATATAAAGGTCTCCAAGTGAAATATACACACAAAATAAAATCTTTGGTGATTATTGGCCAAAATCGCACATTTCTACAAAGCAAGAAGCGTGTATATATTTCATCTCAGAACTGTTTGGCTGCTTATTATTTGCAGAAGTAAAGGAATTTACCTTTGCATCCACTAAAGAACTGAACCCATTAGACGGTTTTGTTCCTCTGTCTAATAGATCCTTAACAACCTCCGGAGTTATCTCCATATATGGCGTCATGCCTGTAAGAATGCATATCTTTAGATACTCTAACTGATCAACTTCAGATTTGTTTAGACTGCGGGCATTTTTCTTATTGAAGTGCGAAAGAGCTATAGGAGATACAACGTCGGATATCTTACTCTGCGCCTCTACGGCCCAAAGCGTAGCCGTCGTAGCGTCACCACTTCTAGGCGTTACGCGTTTCTGTTTTCGCTTTTTTGTATCTCGTGAAAATTTAGGACGACCATTGTCTTCTACCGGAATACGTTCCGGCTCTTGTTTAGGGGTGTTTGTTTCAACCATCTCTTCTTGCTCTATTGAGGTAGGAGGAAGGCCAAGATTTTCTAGATACTCTTCAGAATCTAAAACATCCTTAGTTAGGGCTATTTTAGCGACATCATCCTTGTGTTGAGGATTGTGATAAGGTCCAGCCTTCTTAGGAGCGCCCCTATCATTAGATCGCTCTCTTTCTTCGCGACGAACACGAATACGTTCAATCCCCGGAAGCTCCCTAAATCTTTCAAGCAAAGTCTCGGTAGATATAATATCTCGGTCTGCAAGCTGTATAAGCAGTTGTTTTTCTGCCGCCTCATCTGACAGTATGATTGAATCAAAGTGAATTTCAGCGGGAAATCTAAAGCCCATAGCCTTTCTAACTAGCTCAATCTCCTGTCGCCAAAACTGGGAAAGTATTTCTCTGCCATACTCAAGTCTCTCAACTAGAGTTTTTAAGCTAACATAGTTATTTGTATAGCCTCCGCCTGTGGATGCCCCTGTTAACGTAGGAGGAATACCAAGACCGGCATAGATGCTAGTAAGAACGGGCTGATATTTGTCAGCGCCCAAGAACTTATAAACCTGAGATTGACTTTCTGAAAACTGAAGCTCCGGACCCCACACTAAGTCCATAGTTCCACCACCAACATTACTTGCTAAAATATCTCGCAGTTTATTTATGGCGGCCTTTGTTGGAATAATTTTATGGTCTAGATCGCCAACAGTCCATAGCCTAACATTAGAAATGGCTCCATCAAGGGCGGCCAAGTCCGCAAGCTTCATCTTTTCGAGCATCATAATATCGTCAAGAATGGCGTATATCATAGGGTTTGCCCACAATAGCCAGTCGTCTTTTTTGTAGTGGTAAAAGCTTACTTTATTCTCATCGAGTGGAATTGACCTCTCTCCAGTTTTTAACCTTTGTTGCAAGTCTTTTGGCAGAGTCCTAAAGACTGTTTTGTTTGTATTTGAACTATTCACCAAGGTTTCATAGGTGTATTTGGATAGATTTAGGGAAAACTGAGGCTTACCAACCATCTGCGCGCCGTAGTCTTGAACATCGACAGCGAGCGGGTTTAAAAAGTCGTATGTCCAAGGAACTTCTCTCCTGTTCACCTTTATGCTTTCTAATTTAAGATCTTCCCCAGCGGCCCTTCTTAGCTCTAATTCCTTTTTGCGATTTAACTTTGCGGTTCGTCTTTTAACGATGACATTGCCACATCTATAGAGATAGTTCAAAAATCTTTCTGACCTGTCTATGCCACCAACCTGAGTAAACCATTTTCTATAGAATTTCTCTATTGTTTTATTCGGATGTACAAGCGTAAGCCCCTGTGAAGCAAAGTCACTCATCAGGTCAATAACGTTACGAATAATGCCCACTCTGTCATAGGCTTGCATACTTTGCTTGATTATTCTTTTCTGTTGGCTAGCTACGGATTCTCCGGGGCGAAATGCGTCATAGTCTTGGCGAAGAAAGCTGGTTCTTACGGATCTATTGGGCTCTATGTCTATATAGCTAGATCTGTTGCCATATGCAACAGCCCTTTGGATTCCATCATAAGCCTCTATCGCATCAGCGGTTTGTGCGTAAGCTTCTTGTTTTTGGGAGTCACTATCCCACGTTCTGTATAGTGGTGAGTTAGACATTTATGTTAATCTCCGGCAATGTTATTGTTAATACTACTGTCAATACTATTATACACAAGCTAATAGACATCTTGCATTTTTTCTGAAAACCAAGACGGCCCGTGATAAAGTTTTTCGTTTTGAAACCTGACGCTGTTATCTTTTTGGGCAAATCCTCCGATGGTAGAAAATTCGGTAACGCCTCTGTCTGTAAGCCAATTTCTGGCAGATATGTTGGCCATAAGCAATGATGAATAGCGGTCTTTACGTAGTCTGCTCTTTCTTCCTGCGGCAACTCTTACTTCAGGAGTGTCCCATCTTTCGCGACCGGTGGCGGTCTGTGTCATGACTATCATGGATAGTTCGTCTTTAAGTTCTTCAATCTCCATAACGCAATCTTCAAGCGTATCATACATTCTGCCAGATATTTTGTCGTGCTCAATAGAAAGCCCAATGCTTGCTGAGTCAAAGAATGGAAAAAGCAAAATCTTATCTTCAAAGTCTTTTCTTAGTCCATGATTAGCTTCCGCCAGCCAGTCCGCTCTTGCAAACTGACAAAGCCTGAGTATATGTAGTCCCGAGTGGTCATCAGTATCTTTGGCCTTTTCTTCTATAACTGGCCATATGGCAACTTCGTCTTCTGGGATTTTGTCTTTATCGTGCAATGCCTCCATGACAGCGATACCACCACCCTGAGCATCAAGAGCTATCTCTGAGCAGGGAAAAACCTTCATTAGTTGTCTGATTTTCTTGGCGCAGTACGAGTAAAAATCATCCTCGTCCACTATCTTTGATCTGAGTTTGTCTTTGTGCTGCTGTCTGTTTGTCGTCCAGCAATGAACAATACGTCTATGGTCTCCCCTTACCTCTAGAACAACAATACTGAAGTTGTCAACCTCGGAGGCGGGGTCTACTCCAAATATGTATTTCTGGTCTGAAGACCCTTTTAACAGTGATTCAAAAGATACTTCGCCGGATGGTAAGTTTACTGGCTTGGTTGGTGATGTTGTACATCCTTCTAGTAGGCTTCTTTTAAAGAATCCTTGACTATCTGTTGTAAAACATGCTCCATATTCCATGTTATATATTCCAGAGTGTACTGTCGCCTTGGCTCTACTGACCTGACCATCGTCCATAAATCCGTCTGGCAGCGTATCGACCGGCATACGAATGACAGAATACTCAGTCCAGTCAAAATCTTCTGGAACCTCGTCACTAAACACCTCCTGTAGCTTTGTTTTGTTTCCTCGACTATTGATTATGCTTTTATATCTCTTCCAATAATCTGCAAAGTGGTTAAAGTCATAATATGCGGTTCCCGAAAGTATAATCTGGTTTGACTTTTCTGTTATAAGGCTTTTTTCAATCTTGAAATCTATGCCAAGCTCCTTAGCCCTCTTTGCCTTGGCTTTGCTTTTTACCTTTTCTGATGGTGAGGCGGCAACGGCGGCAAAACCGGCAACAACGTTTTCAAAGATGTCTCTAGGGATAGAAGCAAATTCATCCGCAATAATATCGTTGGCTCTCTGGCCTCTAATCTTTGATCCGTCGCCAAGGGGTAAACAGGTTATGGTGCTATCTCCAATATGCATAACACATCGGTCAACGTCTCTTCTGGGGCCGCTACTAGAGCCGCACAGGTCTCTTAGGATTGGAGCGTTTTTCCATATGGTGTCCATATATTCAAACAAAACCTTAGACTGCCTAAATGCGGCACCGACCACCACAATCTTTCTTCTCGGCATGAACAACGCCCTAAGAAGGGGATATACAGAAAGTATAAAAGACTTACCCATACCACGAGAACCTATGATCATTGGGAATTTTCTATTCCACAGCTCATAAAGAAGTAGGGATTGAAATGGCAGAAGTTCGATATTTAATATATATTTACATACAAAGGAGAAGTATTCTGGCTGCACCATTATCCAAGCCATTCGCTCCAGTAAATCATCTCTGCCAGCACCCCCCACTATGAACTCCATAGGATTGAAGAGATTAGACTCGTCAATATCTATGCCGAGCCAAGCGTTTTCTATCTTTTTGAGACTATTCATGCTTTGTCCCTCTTGTGAAAAAGTTCGTTTAGTCTCTTGAAAAGACTGTTACATATTAAAAACGCACCATTCTTGTTTCCACAAAACATAACATTTATGTCATACCTTATACTAAGTTCCATCAGGGACTTTATTAAATATTTTCCGCTTATTTTTGTCTGCTCTACTATCTTAAATCTTTTGAAGTCTGGAAGCTCAATCGCTTCACCATAATCATCGACTTCTCCAGCTTTATATAGTTCATATAGTTCTCGATCTTCTTCATTCAATAGGCTAAGGGGATAGTCTATAACGTCTAAAGCCGAAAATTCTAGCAGAAGATAACGGAAGTTAAAGTCCCTCATTCTTTCCATTTCGTTATAAAATGCTTTTTTCTTTTTCCCTAGGTTTGTTGCTATTTCTGACACAGAGGCCTTTCTCTCCACACAAACGACATCTTCAAACCCCTTAAGGGTGTAATCGCCGGTGTGAAGAGTATCAACTTCCATACCCTCACATCTGTCATAAGGAGTAAAAAACCAGCCATCCTGCTCTCGCGTATCCTTTATAACCGTATAGCCGTCCATCTACAGCGTTTCTTTGTTATAGGGCTGCGGGGGAGGCTCTGGAGCGGGTTCGGGGGCCGTATTCTCCATCACCTTCAACTCTTTGGCATCTTGGTTAAAATCAAAAGAAATTTTACCTTCTTTTCTCTGGGGTTTAAACCTATCGTTTAGAACATTGAACATGCCGCCATCGACGTCGCTAAACTCCAAGGTTTCGCCATCTTTTATGCCTGCTATTTTAGCGCTTGTTGCTTCAAGCTGGCTCGGACGTGGCTCTGGTTGTGTGGGTGGTTGCGATTCTCTGTTAAACATTTTAACCTCTCTTTATTAATTCTAAAAAATATGTAATGTAATGACTCTCTTTTCCGTTGACACTATCGTGACACTTTTTACACAAAGTTATTCCATTGTCTATGTCATATCTTAACGAAGCGGCCGAAGACCATTTCATTATATGATGTACATTTAACCTTGTTCTCTTTCCCCTTTTTTTACACATTTGACATGTAAACTTGTCCCTTTTAAGTACCTTGAGTCTAAACTCCTTGTAGGCTGGGTCGTTGTAATTTCGTCTCATTAGTGTCGTTCTCCATCATTCTTTGCACCAATTGA